CAGCGAGACGCCAGTCCGAAACCGACCGACCGTCCACGCTGACCGCGGACACAGCAACGACCGGCTGCCCGGCGAGGATGAGCCACGGGCTGCCTGCCCACCCGGTGTAGGTGATGGTCGAGGTGACTCGGGAGATCGGTGATCCGGCGGCGCCGCGCACGGACGCGCTCGCGACTGCCAGCATCTCCTCGGCGAGCGCCAGGTTGGTGACGTCGACGCCGCGCACACCGAGATCGCCGACAGTCGCGAGCGGATCCATGGTCGGCTCCTACGTAGCGACGACGTAGGGGACGAAGTTCTTCACCGCGGGCGACGCGATCGTGGCCGGTGCCGTCGCGGTCAGCGAGGAACCCGAGGACTGCGACAGGTTCCGCTCACCGGTGACCACCGGCCGGGCCGCGATGGTGCCGAGCAGCGTCGGCGGTGTCGTCGCGGTGACCATGACCGCGGCCCAGTACAGGCCCGTCTTCGGGACCGTGTACGGGCTGGACAGGGCCAGGGTCTTGACGGTGTTCGCCGCCCACGCCGTGGACGTCTGGTCTGCGGTCTGCGCGAGCAGTGCCGGGGTGGCGTCCATGCTGTACAGGGCGAACCAGTAGTTCGTGGGCGTGCCCGCGCCGGTGTTGCCGGACACGAACGACAGGTTGGTGATCTTGTCGCCCGCGACCAGGTAGATCGGCGTCGACGTCATGACGCCGGTGGCGAGCGCGGCGTGGTTGGTGTCGCCGCCCGAGTCGGTGAGACCGGTGCGGGGCAGGTTGCGCCGGAAGAACGTGTCCGGGTCCGCCGGGTCTGCGGCGTTGACGTGCGCGAGCGGATCCCGATGGGTGCGGTTGTAGAGGCCGAGAGTAGCCACGATGATCGTCCCTTCCTGGGATCAGCCGTACAGCTCGATGAGTTCGTTCTTGGTGGCGGAGTTGGCGTCGTCCTCGGTGGCGCCCCGCGTCACCGCGTACGCCACCCAGTCGGGCTTGGACGCGGAGTCGGCCGGGCGCTTCACCTGCGCGGCGTCCTCGCCGGAGTCCTCGCCGGAGGGGGCGTCGTCGGTGGACGCGTCCGGGTCGGGTGTGCCCTCGCCGGGCTGCTCGTCGTCCGGCAGCGGCTCACCCTCGCTGTCGACCGCCACGACGGTGTACCCGCGGCGGCGGCAGTAGGTGACGGCCGCCAGGTCGGCGGGAGTCTCGGCGCGAGCCTTCCCGGCCTGGAAGACCAGTCCGGCGAACTCGCCCTTGTAGGTCGGTTCGGGCGCGGTGATCGTGTACTTGGTCATGGTCAGCGCACCTTCACGTTCCGCAGGACGCCGCAGGAACGGGTGTTGCGCAGCACCATCGCGACCGGGCCCATCTCGACCTCGCCGGTCTTCACGGCGCCGGCGGTGGTGAAGTCGGGCATCCAGGTCTGCACCAGCGGCACACCGGCCATCGACGCGCCGTGCAGGGCGTCCAGGCCGAACGTGACCGCGTACAGGTCGGTCAGACCGGTGACGTTTCCGCCGCCGCCTGCGAGGTCAGGGTCGCGGGTCTCGATCGGGATGATCGGGCCCGTGCCGGTGGCGTTGTCGCCAACGTCGATCAGGACCCAGTCGCCGTAGCGCTCGATCCCGCGGCCGAGGTCGTCCGCCTGCGAGGTGAACATGCTGGCCCACCGGGCGAGGGAACGCACGCGGGTGATCGACTGGGTGTTGCCCAGGATGGCCTTCACGCCGGGCGGCAGTGCGCCGGGCGCGCCGAGGTCGCCGCCGCCGGTGGTGGAGGGGACGATGCGGGACAGCCACTCGTCGAGCCGGTCGATCGCCGCGTTCGCGAGCGCCTGGGTGTTGACCGTGCCCGCCGACCAGTCGATGTAGCCCGCCGAAACACCCTCGTTGAGCGGGTTGTACTCGGTGGACTGTCCGACGAGGGACTTGTCGAGGCCGTCGAACCCGGCTGCGTCGACCGCGGTGTCCCCGTTGATCAGCTCGTCCTGGAACCCGATGCGGGTGGCGGTCAGGAGCTGCTGCATCTGGAACACGATCTCCGCGGAGGCAGACGCGCCAGCCCGAGCGAGGACACGGTCGATGTTGAACGCCCCGCCGAGCGGGTGCAACTCGACGCTCTTCCGCTCCTTCTTCGCCTCGGACGGCGTGTACTCGGTGTTGAACTCGCGGAACTGCGCGGTACGCGCGGACAGGAGGCGGTTGTAGCCGTAGACCAGGCTGCCGCCACCCGTGCCGGGGTTGACGGTGTCGTCGAACACGATCTGGTCGAACAGCCAGGAGTAGCGGCGCAGGTTGTCGATGACCGCGAAGTTGATGTTGTCCTGGGTGTTCAGCTGCGCCTGAGCGAGAGTGACAGGCATGGATCTCTCCAGTGGTTACTTGGAGCCGAGGCTCCTTCGGACGGCCTCGTCGAGGCTCTTCGGACGTTGCGGCCGGTGCGGCTTCGCGCCGCCTTCGGCCGAGCCCTGGAACCTTTTGCCGCCTTGCGCAGCACCCAGGTAGGGCTTCTTCTCCAGGAGTTCCGTGAGGGCGTCCTGGATGGCGTCGACGTCGATCTTGTCGTCGTCGATGAACTCGTCGACGGTTCGGCCGCGCATGAGCATGGCGACCGCGTCCGCCGGGTCAGCGAAGTCCTTCGCTTTGGCTTCGATCTTGTCGAGGACGCGCTCTTTCAGCGCCTCCTGCTGGGCTTCCTTCTTGGCCTGCTCGATGGCTTCGGCGCGGATCTTCTCCACGTCGATCTCGTCGGCCTTGTCGCCGCTGCCCTTCGAGTCCTTCGCGGGCGCTCTGGTCTTGCCTTCGAGCTCGGCGAGTCGGCGAGCGTCCTTCTTGGTGCGGCGCTCGAGGGTGCGGTTGATGCGCTGCTGCGCCTCGAACTTCGCCTTCCAGTCCTCGTCGCCGTCGGCCTTGTCGTCGGTGGTGTCGTCGCCCTGATCATCGGCGGCGATGTCCTCCGTGGACTGGTCGTCGGTGACGTCGTCGGCGTCGGTGTCCTGGTTGGCGGCGGCCTGCGCGGCAGCGGTCATCGGGGTCTCTCCTTGCGAGAGGGGGGTGAGGGGGTTCTTCCCGCGCCCTTGCGGCTACGGGGAGTTCAGTAGGTCGGCGGGTACCAGGGCAGTGCGTTCGGTACTCGCCGGTCGCGGTGCAGGGCGGTGGGAAGGTTCATCGCTGCCCGGTCCGCGTCGTAGATGATCGGGACCGTGTAGGGGCCGGTTTCGACGGTGATGGTGGCGTTGTCGTGCGAGTCGATGATCACGCGATCCCAGTAGCGTTCGGGGATCTCACTGAAGATCGGGTGCGACATCCTCGTCCACCGTCGTCTTCACCAGGGCTTCGACGTCCACCCCGTTCTGGGTGAGCGCCTGCAGCACCGCGTCCACCGCGGCCTCGTCGACCGTGTCACCGGTCTGGGTGTTGATGTGCTCGGTGAGCAGGGCAGTGAGTTCGGCGCGGTTGGCGAACCGCCGTCGCTGCGGCATGGGGTCCTCCTTCAGAGGATGTAGCCGAACCGCCTCAGCAGCCGGATCGCGTCGTCGCGGTCCTTCGCTTGGCGGTAGATCTCTTCCGGCATGAGCCGCGGTATCTGGGCACCTTCAGCGATCAACCGCTGCCCGGCGAGCCCTCGGCGGGTGGTGCCCTCGAGGGTGATGCTGATGTCTCGTCCGAAGACGGTCGCAGTGCGCATTCCACGTTCGGCGTTGACCACCTGCGCGAGGTCGGCGCCGTCCCGGATAGCCTCGGCCGCGGCCTTGCCGAACACCCGGTCCTGCTCTTCCGCCGTGAGGGAACGGAAGTACGCCATGGGGTTGGTGGTCAGGCTCTTCGGTGCCTGTCCTGTTGGGACGTGCTGACACCCGCACGACGGGTGCCGGTCGAACCCGGAGCTCCAGCGGTACCAACGGCCGGCGAGGATCGCGCACCGAGCACAGGGGTTGCCGTCGGTGACTCGGGTGTAGCCGCCAGCGGCGGGCCGCACGGTGGTCGCAACCGAGTCGGCCGCGCGTCCTGCATCGGCGACTTGGGTGCGGACCATCATCTCCAGGGCGGCGAGCCCCGCCGCGAACGCATCCGGCAGCGGCCGACCGTCTTCGAGGAACGCGGTCACCGCGACAGCTGGTTGGATGAGCAGCCCGACCAGATCCCGGCCGTCGCTGGCGATCCCGGCCAGCGCCTCCGGCACGATCCGGCCGCGGGCTGCCGAGGACACGCCCTGCTCGCCGAGCACTTCGCTGACGTAGCTGTCGGCTTGCCGTGTGGCCCCGAGCTGCGCGGCGGCCACAACCGTTGCTAGCCGGGCGGCCTGCGTCGGCCAGTCGTCCCGCACCTGCGCGGGGTTGGTGCCGCGCCATGCGTCCCGCGCTACCTCGGTGGCCGCCGCGGCGAGCCGGGCCCGATCAGCATGATGTTCGACCGCGAGCTCACGGGCCGACATCGTCGGTTACCCCCCGACTGGCTTGATGGTCACTGGCTGCATGCCAGGAACCATCTCGAGGTCTTCGATCCCGGATGCCTGCGCCGCGGAGTCCTGCTCGGCGCCGGATCGGACGAGGGAACCGAAGGTGTCGGCCTGGTCCTTGGTGACCACACCGCCACCGCCGGCGAGACCGCGCGCGATCTCGCTCACCGGGTCGAGCTGCATCTCTGCCTTCCGCATCCGCAGGACCCGCACCACCTCGGCGGGTTCGAGACCGAACTGCTCGGCGATCCACTCGAAGGGGAACCCCATGTTGCGGAGCTTCTGCAGCGCGTCGACCTTCTGTCCCAGCCCGCGGAACTGGGTGTCCTTCCACACCACCTTCCCGGACCGGACCGCGCGAGCCTTCCGCGCGTCGCCCTGGGCGAGTGCGATCAGCCGGTACACGCCCTTCACGCCGGGGTTGATGTAGGTGATGCGCTCTTCGGTCTTCGACACCAGGCCGGTTTCGGCGGCAGTGAGCGCCTCGGCGGCGACGTTCTGGATCTTGCCGATGAGGTAGTGCGGCGGGGTGCGGGTCTGGGCGGCGATGTGCTCGATCGCCCGTTCGATCACCGCGGAGAACACGTCCAGCCGGGCCGCGGACCACTCGGCGGTCGAGACCTCCTTGCCCGGGATCCACAGGATCCGCTCCTTGATGAGCTCGTCGAGCGGGACGACCCGGTGCCCCTTGATCTGCCCGTCCTCGTCGAGGACCGGGATCTTGGGGATCTCGGCGCCGGTGACGATGCGCTGAGGCAGCGAGGCGTAGTCGAGGGCGTTCATCAGGTACGCCCATACCAGGTTGATGGCGTCCTGCATCGCCATCACGCCGTCGATGTCCGACAGGGGGTTGTCCGGGTCCAGCAGTGAGTGGTTCGACAGCTCCACCATGGACAGTGCGCCCATGGGGTTGGGTAGCGGCCACACGTCGTCGTGGTCGGGCTGCCACGGCTCCCAGCCGCCGATCGCAGTGGAGGGCACTACGAGGCCGGAGCGGAGGCGACCGTCGCGGGCGATGGCGTCCCGACGGAACTTCCACAGGTTGTCGCCGCCGTCGTCGTAGACGGCGTACTCGTGGCGGTCGTCCCGCCACAGCCTCAGTCCGTCCTTTTCCTGCCGGGCGTAGCCGTAGCGGATGATCGCCTGGTCCGGGCGCTCGAACGTGACGCGCGGCGTGTCCTCGTCGAGGTCGTCTCCCCAGACGGTGGCGAATCCACGCGACGCCGCGAGGGCGATCACCGCGGTCTCGGAGAACCCCCGGTCACACTCGTTCGCGGTCCAGACCCGCTCCATCTCCTTGTCGACACCGCGGACCGCGTCGCGCGCCTCGTCGCTGTCGACTCCCTCGACGCCGGACCGTGCGTCGTCGTCGCCGAGGTCGAGGCGGATCCCGAGCGGGTTCATGCGCTCCGTGGGCGCGTTCACCACCGGCGCTGTCCAGTTGTCGCTGAAGCCCTCGAACCGGCTGCCGAAGTAGTCGCTGAACTCCGGCGATGCGAACCGGAGCTTGTGCTGCCCACTGAGGTAGTCGAGCCGCAGCTTGACGAGCTTCTCGCGCTCGGCGAGCTCGTAGGCGAGCTGGTTCACCGCCGCCACTGCGGCCCTGGTCTCCGGGGACATCAGCGGGTCGGACACGAGCTCACCTCCTGCCGGCGGCTCGAGTCGACGAGGCCGTATAGATCACGTTGTCGGGCTGCTTGATCGGTCGGCGCACGTACCCGTCCAGGCCGGTGACCATGGCCGCGATGCCGTCGATGCGGGCCTGGGACTTCTTCCGGTCGGGCTTGACCAGCCGGAGGTTGTCGTTGCCGTCGTTCTTGGCCTCGACGACCAGCGCCATCCAGCGCGCGACCTTGTTCCCGCCGTGGCGCAACGCCCCGGTGCCGAGCAACCGCAACATCTCCTTGATCGACGGCGAGTGCCCCAGGAAGGTCTGCGCGACCGGCACGACGTCCACCCCGGACAGTTCCGCGGCGACGTTCTGCACCATCTGCCCTGCGAACATGCGGTCGTAGGAGATCCGCTGCATGTCGAAGTAGCGGGCGTCCTTCAGGACGTCGGCCTCAACTCGGGCATAGTCGATGACGTTGCCCTCGGTCGCGACGACCAGCCCGTCCTCGATCCACTGCTTCAGCGGCACCTGCAGCTGCCGGTGCAGGTCGTCGACCCGGTCCTCCGGGACGTAGAACCGCCACAGGAACTCCAGCTCCACCCCGAGGTGAGGCGACTCGACGGCGACGCACCAGGCGGTCATGTCCGACACCGCAGACAGGTCCAGGCCACCCCACGCGCGTCGGCCACCGAGCAGGTCCCGGTCGACGACACCGCCGCAGCGGTTGTCCCACTCGCGGAGGTCGATCAACCGGGTGGCGTCCCGCATCCGCCGGTTCAGGTGCAGTCGGCAGAACGTCGGGAAGTACGACGGGGTGACCCGCGCCTTGTTCGCTTCCTTGCGGAGGTACGACGCGGTCGGCGACACCCCGAGCCCGGGGTTGGCTTTCCGCCACGTCGCTTCGGCGAACGGGTCGTCGGTCTCCTCGGCGGCCCAGATGACGCCGTAGTGGGTCGGGTCCTCGACCACACCCTCGGCGACCTTGCGGGTGTAGCTGTGCTTCTCGTCGTAGATCGAGCCCTCTTGGGCCTCGTCCGCGGTCGTGATGAACACGATCAGCGGCTGCGAACGGGCGCCCGTGCCGGTCTCGATCGCGTCGATCAGGTCACGCTTCTTGTGGACGTGGACCTCGTCGACCACGGCCCCGGACACGTTCAGGCCGTGGGCGGTCTCCGCGATCTTCGACAGCGCACGGAGGACGCCGCCGGTGCGGGGCACGGAGATGACCGCGGCCATCGCGCGGACCCGTTTGCGGGCGGCTGGCGAGGACAGGCACATCCGCTTGGCGTCTTCGAAGACCCGGCCGGCCTGCTCGAGCGACCCGGCCGCGCAGTACACCTCGGCGCCGTTCTCGCCGTCGGCGAGCAGCAGGACGTTCCCGATGCCGGACGAGAGGGTCGACTTGCCCGCCTTGCGGGGGACCTCGATCCACGCGGTCCGGATGACCCGGACGACCTCGCCGATCTCCTCGTCGAGGTACACCCACCCGAACACCGGGGCGATGACCCACACGATCTGCCAGGGGTCGAGGCCCTGACCGAGCCGCATCGGCCGACCAGCCCACCGGCCCTTGGTGTGCCGGAACTGGGCGAGCGCCTTCAGCGCCTTGCGGACCCGCTCAACCTCGAACCAGGCCCCTGGCTGTTGGTCAGCCTGGAAGGCGCAGACCAGCGGCGCACGGTCCTCCGCGTCAGCGATCTGCTCCTCGGACAGACCGAGTTCGAGCAGCGCCTCACGGGGGACCGGCAGCCGCGGCCTAGTCGAAGGGGTCGTCGTCGTCATCGTCGTCACCCGGCGGCGTGATGCTCACCCGAGCCGACGGCGACAGCCCGAACTCCCTCAGGTAGATCTTGTACTGCGCCCGGTACTGGGACACGACCGTGGTGGCGCCGTTCTTCTGCCAGCCACGCTCGCCCTCCATCAGCAGACCGCGCTGCGAGATGTCCCGCTCACACTGGTCGATCCGCGCGACGCACACGCAGTAGTCCTGCAGCGCGGCTACGTCCACGGCGGCAAGTCCGGCGGTGTACTTCAGGACCGGCACCACACGGCGCCACTCCCGACGTGCCACCTCGCGAGCTCGCCGGTTCACCGCCTGCTGGGCGCTGGACATCGAGGGGAACGTCTCCGCCCAGTCCGGCTCCTCGAGGTCCGCGGGCGGGAGCTTCAGCCCTTCCTTGACCGGTCGCTTCCCCGGGTTGCCCTCCCGAACCACCTGCAGCGCAGGCTTCTTCCTGACCGGGTCAGCCATGTCGATCACCGTCTCTCCGCCGCCTCACGCGGCCAGAGGCCAGCTCGCCTTTCGCGAGTCCAGCCGAGTTGATCTCCGCGCAATCCCGATCAGTTGCGCAGCCAGCCGGAAGCCTCCCCGG